TTATTCCCCGACTCTGTCCCGCAGTGAAGGCCGATGGCGACGCTGACGGTCATTTGCGAGGCCTAGTTTAATATATTGAACACGGATCACACCACAAGCTTTGCATCGGGTCGAGCGCATTTTGTGCCTCCTGTGTTATCAATATGTAGCATGGTCACATGTAACATAATGATATATCTATATATTAATCATTCAATGCAATGTCATGGGGCAGGGGTGGGGCAAAATAAGATAGTTTTTGGTTCAAAAGCGCTACCTGTTCCGTGTTTTTCTCTGCCATCCATTTCCCGTAAACCTTATAAACCATCTGTGCATCGGCATGGCCCATTTGTGTGGCAATAAAGTTCGGGTTTGCGCCAGCTGAAAGAGACCAGCAAGCGTAAGTATGTCTCGTTTGATAGGCGTTTCGGTGTCTCAGACCGGCCCGCTTTATATGAGCATCCCAAATTTTCTTTATCGACCCGACTGCATAATGGTCCCCTGCAAGGTAGTTTCGCCCTGTTAGTCGTGGATCAAACACAAACGTACATTCGTGCTTTTCCCTTCGCCCGTACTCCCGTAGGTTTACTTCTACTTCATGCTGTTTACCAAACCTTGTCATCTCTGCCTGACTGCGGAGTGCTTCTATTGCAGGTTCAATCAGGAAAACAACTCTGTTCGTTCCAGCCTTAGTTTTTGGCATGGTAAATTCATTTGTAGGGGTAAAGTTCCTCCTGATCATCATCGTTCCCGCTTTCAGGTCGATATCCTCCCAGGCAAGTGAAACCAACTCCCCATGCCGAATGCCGGTGTATACTGCAAGGGCCCAGATGTTCCTGATCTGCGTATGCTTGCAGCTATCAAGCAGTCGAAGAAACTCATCTCTCGAAAGAGGATCGGGGTCTGGGCGACTTCTTGTCAAAGCTGATATACCGTTAAACGGGTTTTCTGCCGTGTACCCACTCGCTACAGCAAAACTGAACATTCCTGAAATAGTGGTCATGTAGTTGTTAACGGTGGGTACCGTTCTTCCTTTTGATGGTTTATGCCCTTTTTTAGGCACCTTCCACCCGGTCAGAAGTTCCTTTCTTATCAGCAGCAAATCCTCCCTGTTAACTGAGGAAATGAACCTGTCAGCGCCGATCCTTGGCACCATGTTTTTTACAATGGACTCATAACCAACAAATCCGTTGCTGCTCATCTCAATCCGTTTGAGTTCAAGCCATTTCTCAGCTATTTCCTTTACTGTTATTTCCTTTTTCTCAACCCCAAATTTTTTCAGGTTAAGAGATTCGGGAAACTGACTGGCATAGTTGAAGTTACCCATTTTGATTGCGAAACAAACTGAACTTCTTAGCTCACCTGCCGTCTTTCTGTTTTTTGGTGTATCAGGAACGCCAAGGTTTTCCCTGACCCTGACACCTTGATAAATGAACCATATACGAAGCGATCCGCCATGGTTCTCAACGCCAGTTGGATATGACGATTTGGCCATTCTTCCTCCCTAGCGCCCAAGAGCATGTTAAGAATATCGCTTTCAGCATGAATGAGCACCTGGCTGTTTCGACGACTGGCGCTCTATCCACTGATTTATCGCTTCCAGGTTATACATACATTGGCTGTTCGGGTTTGGATCACCATCAGGTGATACATGCATATATTCTCGGCCAACGAACCAGGAGTTCTTTCTGGCTCTTTCAATTGTCCCAGAACGAAGACCGGTAATTTCTGTGAGTTTTTTTTCTGTAACCCACTTGTTAGGTACCAGTTGAATTACGTCGCTCATAAGCTCTCCTGAATCAGGCCGCGCGCTGGGCGCGCAGCTTTTTAATATGCTCACTCTGCTCCAGTTCGGCGCGTATCTGGTGCGCCTCTTCGGGTGAGAGCGGTTCGAAGTCGGTATTAAATCTGTCAATGCTTGCCGTGTTGATCCGACCCTGACGCCAGTAGCGCACCGTCTGGCTGTCGCAACTGTGGATTAGCACCGGCCATCCGTGGCTATCTGCGAATATCTGGCCGCGCTGAATAAGCTTGAACACCTGTCACCTCCGATGCTTTCCGCGTTCTTCAGCCTCTTCCTGGCAGGAGGCGCAGCGCTGACATCCCGCCACTGCCTCCCGGCGCCTTTCTGGTATTCCTTCCCCGCAATCCACACAATGAATAGCCGAAACTGCGTTATGGTCGATACGATACTTCGCTATGGCGGCTTCACGCTGCAGCTCTTCGAGTTCGTTGGCCTGATCGATAATCTCTGCGCTCATGCTGGACCGCCTTCACTCTTTTCAGCTTCAATCGCCATCTGCTCAAGTTTTCGTGAAAGCTCGGCAGACAGAGACTGGAACTCTTCCTCTGTCGCAACTGGGATCGGCACAAAACGGATACCGATATGAGCGAGGCCATTTGCGGCTTCAAGGCATTTCCTTAAATCAACGGGAGAGGCTCTGTTCATGCTGCACCGCCTTCAATGCGCTTAAACGAAATGACCCAAACCCAGGGATTGGCATTCCAACTATCTGAGCCGTAGATTGATGCCCACAGGCGCGCGAACACATCAGCTGCGCAATCGCCACTCTTCATGTCGGCGGTACTGCACCCTTCGCGTATCGCATCGACGTCACTGATACTCTTCAGTCGCTCCACGCGCACATCGGTGATTTCCAGCGTGATGCGGCTGGCCCAGCGCGGCATATGGATTGATGGGCGCCAGCGGCAATGCAGTTCATCATCGGCATCGTAAAACTCGGGCGCAGGCACGCCGTCAGCCTTGTAAACACAAAACTCTGGCGTCTCAAAAGGAGTTGAGTCTTTGCAATAGATATCCATCAGGTCGAAATCGAATAGCGGCCCCTGAAACGTCTCGCGCACCCAGATACGGTCGCCGACAGCGCCGAACGGGCACGGATGCCAGTAATCGCATACGTTCTCTGCATCTTCGCTCCAGGGCCATTTACTACCGTCTTCACGCTCAGCGATTTCAGTAGCACGAGTCTGCCTCCATTTGATGGGGCGGCGCGTCTGCGTCTTCCGACCATCCAGCAGCGCCCGCACCATCTCCCCGTTAAAAATCATTCCGCGTTCTTTCATGATTCCACTCCATAGCGGCCGCTAAGCCGACCAATAACACTGACAAATTTGACTAAACTGACGCCCATAGGCCGGACCTTCTCGTAGTGCTTGCGAAGGATGGGGGGGCATACAGCGTTCCACTTCGGTTTAGGCTTTGCGCTCATCGCTTTGGTTAGCTCTTCTGCGCAGCGACGAGCCTGGGCGCGGAGGATGTTTTCTTTCTCTTCTGGCGTCATTGGAGTGGCTCCTCATAAATCCGCTGAAGGTTTAATTTTTCAGCCAGCGCTTGTTCGGCTCGCGCGCCTGCAGACAATTCCCAGCCATGAAGCAGGTAGATGGCGTGAGCACATCGCAACATGGCCAGACATATATCCATGTATTCGAACTGACTGAGCCCATCCGGAAGCGTCGCGGGGTTCAGCACTACATGTCCGTCACTTTTGAGTACGGCAGCAGCTTCATGAAAGGAAGGGCGGTTAAATTCGGGAAAGCCGGTCATCGGCCCAGCGATGTAAATTTTCATGCTGCCTCCCGCTTAGTGATTAATCGGGCACCGAAACTCATCAGAGCATCACGCTCAACGGTAGTGAATTGGCAGTGAGTGCGCGGGTAGGGATGCCAGATAATCAGCATTGACCCTTTGTTGTTTCCGCTGACAGGCTTCCCGGATACCGGATTGATGAAAGCCAGGCGACCGCCGACGATGAATCGCACTTCGCTGGCCGTCGCAATAGCCTCCCGGAACCAGCCGACAGACGTATCAGCCGGAACTAACATCACAGTGCCGATCTGGTTTTTGGATTCTGCTGCAGCCTTCTGAACAAAGGGCGTGATATCGCTGTACGGTGGGTTAAGCCATGCATAACCGGGAGCCACAAGGAAGTCAGCCCACGGGATAGTCAGCGTGTTCTGCTGTTCCGTGATATAGCGGTTGCACAGCGCATTATCAGATGATGCGGCCGCGTCCAGTGTCAGGCAAAACTCAGCATCCAGAGCGACGAACAGAGGGATCGGCGTCTGCCAAAGGTTGCGTTGCTCAACAGGTGTTTTGCTTCCGGTGTAGTCAGTCATTGCGCACCTCTTTTCATGTCCAGCTCTTCAGCCAGTCGCTGAGCTTTTAGCGGGTTACTAACCACATCGCCCCACGGAGTCAGCCAGCCTTTCTTTTCTTTCAGGTAGGGAAGGCGCACCGCGCCAACCCTGATATCGTCCTGAGCGTGTTTCATGCTCACCTGCCAACTCTAGAACGGGATATCGTCGTCAAAATCAGGCGGGTTTTGACGGTTCTGAGCATGCTGATTGGCAGCCTGTTGAAGTCTGGAGGTTGGAACTGAGTTAGGGTTTTGCGTATAGGGGTTTGCGCCTGCCTGCGGACGCGCTCCGCCAGAGAACTGCGTGTTGCCCGGAGCGCGCTCATCTTTGTCTTTCATCGACTGCTCAAGGGCACTGATAGCTGTTGCCGGCTCGTTTTCGCTATGCTCTGCATAAGTGCGACGCGTACCTGGCTGGAACACATGGCGAACCTCGAATTTATAGCCATCAGATCCGTCACCTTTGGAGTAGAGGACTTTCTGCAGGAAGAGGCCAACTTTCTTACCTTCCAGGGCAGGGCAATGCCACTCAGTGCCTTCAGTAGTCTGGATCTGTTCAGGTTGAGCGTTCTTTACTTGCGCAGCCCAGAGGATGGCCGAAATTAAGCCCATGCCGAAGGTCTGCTGACCATCTTTCCCGATAAAGTTGATGCGAAGGTAGTTCGCTTTTGCTCCGTTACTATCAAGGCTCAGCTCAAGCGCCTGGGACTGGCTACCATCTTTTCCGAAGGTGTAAATTGCAGAGGCGATTACACCCTCATATGCGCCGGTTTCGCTGATGCCGCCAGTGCTGCCAGCTTTCTTAGCCATAGATGCTGCTTCGGTGTTCCATACAAAAGACATTGGTTGGCTCATGGTGGTGATCCTTATAATTCGGTCATAAATTCGGTGATAGCGACGTCAACGGCTTTCAGGTCGTTATCCATTTCTGTTAGCCCCGGAAACAGGTCCGGCGGCGCTTTGGCGGTGTCGTTGTCGTCACCCTTAATCAAAAAAACATGCTTCCCGTCTTTCTTGATGGCTCGCAGGACGATGGAAAAATAGCCCTCCGGCGTAAGCTTTTCGTTCAGCATCTTGCCGGTGGTCTTCATCCTGATTTTCCCTTCCGACTCTTCGGTATGAGCCAGGAAGTAAACCCGGAAGTCATCCGGAAGCCGGGTGGCCGCCATGATGATTTGCCAGACGTGATCGGCCATTTCGGTATATTTCTGATATCCGGTCTGGTATGCGCGCATCATGTTTTCGTGCTGCATAACGACCTGAAAATCGTCTATAACCAGAACCCGGCGATTCTTCGAAAGAACCATGCGGTTTATGGAATCCAGTACCGCATCCCAGGCATCAAAACGGATGATGTTTCCGCGCTGCACAGAGCCATCCGGTAACTCTTTACCGTTCAGCTTCCAGCCAGTGGCGCGGTACGGAAGCATCTTCGGAATGCATTGCAGCAGGATCACTTCGTCAGGCGTGAAGTTGCGCAGGCTGTACGACTTGCCGGAGCCGCTATCGCCAAGAATGAGCACAGGCGTTCCCATATCAGGCTCCTTTCAACCAGTGTTTGATGGTGAACAGAATGTCTTCATCGTCACTGTTACTGGACAGCCAGCGGAGATAACCCGGATCGACTTTTGCTATCTCTTCAAAGGACAGGCCTTTGTGCTTACCGAATCGGATCGCCTTCATCAGCGAAGGGCTATTTGCGATGGTGCGCATTTCTCCCATCGTCCACTTAGCCAGGCGGCCCATGTACAGCAGGAGCTCGGCGGTTACGTAGCAGTCGTATAGCGCCCGATGCGCGTACAGGCCTTCTGGCAGATAAGGCTTCAAACCCAGGCGGTAACGCATGTACTGGTTACCGTGACTCTCAAATTCCGGGTACTGGGTGCGAGCCAGCTTCAGGGTGCAAATCCAGGGAGCGTCTATCTGGGGAAGCTTTGACTTATCGAATTTTGCGTTGTGAGCAACATACGCATCAGCGCCCAGGTAACGTCCAATCACTTCGTTAATCAGTGGGGCGTCAGCGACCATATCTTCAGTGATGTGATGTATCGCCATCGCTTCGAAGCTGATCGCCTCTAATGGGCGGACAAAGTCGCTCATTGGGTTGCAGATAGTGCCGTCGACGATATCCACGCTGGCAATCTCCAGAACGCTACCTTCCAAGCTGGTCGTTTCGGTATCAATGACTCGCAACATTTTTCATCTCCGTGTGTGCGTCGTTAATTGCATCAAATTCAGCCAGCTGGTTAGCGGCGCTTTCGAGGTCTTCAGGCTGCAGGCCAAAGGCGACGATCACCCATGCCAGCGCCAGCATTCCGTTTTGTTGGCTTACCATTTCGTTCTCCGTCCAGCTTTCTGGCGCCCGGGGTGTTTGATGAAATATTTCTCAGCACACCCGCTGTCGTCGCAGAAATGAGCCTGCCGGGTGGTCATGTAATTAGTGATGGAGCGGACAACGCAGTCTTTCGGATGGCGCAGGGCGAAGCAGAGCTCGCACTGAACCGCGTTGAGGTGTTCGGTGGCAGTAGAGAGGAAAATCTTTTCCTCAAAGCTGCCCTGCACACCGCGAGAATCGACATAGTCGACCATGGTCTGAGCGATGCCAGCTGAGTTGGTAAATGACCCGCGACCTACCAGTTTCACGATGTGGCCGCCGAGTTTCAGTCGGGTGCCAGCAGGTAAAGAGGCGAGACGATCGGCGGTTAAGCGTGGTAATGGTTGCATGGTTTAACCCTCCAAAAGGTTGTGAAAATCCCGGCACCGTATTGGCTGCCTAATGGCTTAATTAAATTTGCGTTCCGGTTAGTGCGTTCCGGCCGGCACCAGGTTTGGCAGCAGCTCACGCGCTTCAAAGCACTGGCGGATATGCCGTAAGTTTCCCTGCGGTTCGAACCAGAAGGTTTCGTTCAGGTAGTCGCGAGAAACCTTCCAGGTGGCGCCAGTTTTAGCGTTGCGCATCATCACTGCACGACCGTTGTTTGGAATTGGCTTAGCCATGAAATACCTCCCATAGAGACGCAACAAACTTGAATGCCGCCACCCATACCGGAATCATCAGCAGGAGGACGATTGTCAGTGAACGAATGCCGTTTCTGCTCATGCGACACCGCCAGGAAGCAGACATAACGCACTTACCACCAGAACGCCGGCCACGATTGCGAACGCGTTTGCCAGGAACTTAAACCACTCGGATTTATCTTCTTCACGGATCATTCTTCGCACTCCGCAGATTCTGGCTCATTAAGCCATTCAGGACGGGAACCCTTGCTGATGTAGAAGTCGATAACATCCAGCAGGCGAGGGTAGAACTTCAGCGCGCGGCGGCCGTCCATTTCGGCAATGTCTCGTTTAGAAAACTGGCGCCAGTCTTCGATTTTGTGGTTCTGGCATCCGGCGCGGATATATTCTCCATTCGTAATCGTGATGGGGTATTCCATGCCCATAATGATGAAGGTGAGATCTGGCAGGTTGGCACCGCACAGGTCGGCACCGCTCAGGTCGGCACCGCGCAGGTTGGCACTGCTCAGGTTGGCATCGCTCAGGTTGGCACCGCTCAGGTTGGCACCGCGCAGGTTGGCACTGCTCAGGTTGGCACCGCTCAGGTTGGCACCGCACAGGTCGGCACCGCTCAGGTCGGCACCGCGCAGGTTGGCACTGCTCAGGTTGGCATCGCTCAGGTTGGCACCGCGCAGGTTGGCACTGCTCAGGTTGGCATCGCTCAGGTTGGCACCGCTCAGGTTGGCACCGCGCAGGTTGGCACTGCTCAGGTTGGCACCGCTCAGGTTGGCACCGCACAGGTTGGCACCGCGCAGGTCGGCACCGCGCAGGTTGGCACTGCTCAGGTTGGCATCGCTCAGGTTGGCACCGCTCAGGTTGGCACCGCGCAGGTTGGCACTGCTCAGGTTGGCACCGCTCAGGTTGGCACCGCGCAGGTTGGCACTGCTCAGGTTGGCACCGCTCAGGTTGGCACCGCACAGGTTGGCACCGCGCAGGTCGGCACCGCGCAGGTTGGCACTGCTCAGGTTGGCACCGCTCAGGTTGGCACCGCACAGGTTGGCACCGCGCAGGTCGGCACCGCGCAGGTTGGCACTGCTCAGGTTGGCACCGCTCAGGTTGGCACCGCGCAGGTTGGCACCGCGCAGGTCGGCACCGCGCAGGTTGGCACTGCTCAGGTTGGCACCGCTCAGGTTGGCACCGCACAGGTTGGCACCGCGCAGGTCGGCACCGCGCAGGTTGGCACTGCTCAGGTTGGCACCGCTCAGGTTGGCACCGCACAGGTTGGCACCGCGCAGGTCGGCACCGCGCAGGTTGGCACTGCTCAGGTTGGCACCGCTCAGGTTGGCACCGCACAGGTTGGCACCGCGCAGGTCGGCACCGCGCAGGTTGGCACTGCTCAGGTTGGCACCGCTCAGGTTGGCACCGCGCAGGTTGGCACCGCGCAGGTCGGCACGATCGCCGCGCAGGCGGAAGGACTCAACCCATACCTTATGCTCGTCTAAAATTTTCTGAAGATCTGAAGTATTCATCTCACCCTCAAGCCTTATCGCGGCTAACGGAACGTTGTTACGACTTCCCGGCGTTGCCGGTGTTGTTTGGATGAGTTGATAATGTACTAATGGTTCATCATTGTAAAGTACCAAAAGTACATTTTAATTGAATTGAAAGTTCACTAAGACTTAACGCTATGAACATTAAGTATATTTAGTTTTTATTAATATCTATTTGGAGGGCGCCGGCGTTTGAGAAGAGCCGGCGTTTTAGAGAATTAAAGATTGGCTATCCGTGCTTGCGGTAGGTCTGCGGCATGCTTCCTATTATCTTCCCAAACACGAAAACTCGGTTCATTTCGTCTTTCTCGATCGGGTCCCATGCTGCGTAGCTCTTGTTGTCTGAGATAACCAGCAGCTTGTCTTTCATCTTTTGAAGCCGCTTAACATGCGCGGTCTCATCGTACAGGAATGCGTAAATACCGTCCCCATCGAAGCTCTTAATGCTGATGTCGACAAACAGCAGATCTCCTGGCTCAATCGTTCCCGACATGCTGTCGCCGCGAACGTTGATGATGCGGATGTTTTCCGACTTGCGTCCATCGAACATAGCGCGAGCATCTTCAGGGGCGTACTCCACAGAGCGAAGCACTTCAACGAACTCCCTATTGACCACCCCAGGGCCGGCACTCATTGCAATATCTAGAACATCGATTTTAAAGCTGTCGGGTGATTGTGATAAGTGGCCTGCCTCTATGCCATCAGATGGGCTGTCACCAAGGAGGAAGGATGAAGACGTGCCAATGAGCGCTGCCAATTCCTGCAGCGTCCCACGTCTCGGTATTGACTCTCCGTTAAACCATTTGCTGACCGCTTTCGGTGTCAATTTCATCCTCTTCGCTATATCAGCTTGACGACCATGTGACTGCAAACCGGCTTTATCGCAGGCTAGCGCAAGCCTCTTGGAGAATTCTTTTCGCGCTTTTTCTTCCTGAACCATGGGTTCAATCATAATACCACTTGCGTGAACTATCAGTTCCGACATAATATGTACCTACAGTTCATTTTCGAGGATTAAAAATGGCAGCATCCAGCCTCAGCGAAATCATCAAGAAAATCCGCGTACCAGTTGTCGCTAAAGCTTGTGGCCGCACCCCGAGAGCCATTTACAAATGGATCGGTAGCGGCAGCCTTCCAAGAACTGACTACACAGGCGAGACGAAGTATGCGGAAAAGATAGCAAGCGCCTCTGAAGGTCAGTACACCGCCGATCAGATCTTGGAAGTTAGCAAACCAAAAGCCGTCTAAAAGGCGGCTATTCCAAACAACACCAGAGGAACTATCACAAATGGAAAGTGCAATAGCTCGCAAGTTAGAACCGCCGATCCTCAACCCGATTGAGCTGGAAGGGGTTCTACTCAACCGCCTTTCTTCAATCGGGCAGAAGGTTTACGCAGAGCTGCTGTGTATCAGTGAATCCACAGTCAGCCGCAGGAAAGGAGAAGGGCATTTCGCTGACATAGCAAAAGAGTTGTCAGTTTTGGGTCTGCAGGTTGTCCCGCCTGAGGCGGTAGTTGTTTCCCGGCATTACCTGCAGTCAGTAGAGACGCTGGCGGATATCGGATTACGGGCTGAGCGTAAGCGGCCTGGCCCGCTGGGATGGGACTAATGAAGGGTAGAAAAGACGAAAGCCGCAGTGCTGACACACCAACGGCTTTCAGGCGAATTAACTGGATCAATTCACAGGAGTAATTATGGCAGAACCCAACACGATTCACACATTGTTTTTGCCGTTATCAATGGAGAAAGAGGTGCAGACACATCTCGATATCCCTGATGGGGTTCGTAGTGAAGGCTGGGTTTATGTTCTGACAAACCCATACATGCCAGGCATCTACAAGATCGGGATGACAACAAATGAACCTGAATTCCGGGCTAATCAGATATCTCAGGGAACAGGTATACCGGCGCCGTTTGAGGTGAGCGAGGCCTATTTCTCAGAAAATCCAAAGCAGGACGAGCAGGACATTCATGAGTACCTGTCTGACTTCAGAATCAATCAGAGCAGAGAGTTTTTCCAGTGCTCTGGAGAAGACGTTGAAGAAGCGTTCAGCGCTGCAGGGTTAGTCCGTAGAACATCGTCAGCTGAAGAGCTTGCTGACCGGTTCAATGTCGTCTGCTTCGAAACCGAAAAAAGGTTCTCTCTGGAAGAGATGCTTGATGACCTGGACCTCCACGTTTTTGGCTGCAAGTTCGCAGCGACTAAGCGCCTGGTCGAGATTGCAAAATCCTACATTGATCACTTCCAACGCCTTGGGTGCTCCATCGTTTTCATGGACGGCAGAGCAATACCGATGCTTACAGAATTTGAGCAACAAAGAAGTGCGCACATTAAAGCCTGCAATGCGGCTGGTGCGTATGGTCCTCAAAAACCATTGGAGTTTTAAATGGCCAGATCCCGAAACATCAAGCCCGGCTTTTTCACAAATGATGAGCTTGCAGAATGTCAGCCTCTGGCTCGAATTCTGTTTGCTGGTCTCTGGACTATTGCTGACAAAGAAGGGCGTCTGGATGACCGTCCAAAAAAGATAAAAGTGATGGTGCTCCCTTTTGACGATGCTGATTGCGACGTTCTTCTGCAACAACTCCATCAGCACAAATTCATTAACCGCTATCAGGTTAATGGGGACTCATACATTCAGATTTCTAACTGGAAAAAGCACCAGAACCCACACTGCAAAGAAGCTGCTAGTGAGATACCAAAACCAGTTGAAAACGATAGAAGCACCGGACAAGAACAGTGCAAGGAAGATAGTGAGGAAGACAAGAAGGATTCAGGAATAGCTGAAGTCATTGAAAATAAAGGAGCACCAGAAAAGCATAGTGCAAGCACGGTGCAAGAATCAGTGGAGAACAATTTAAATCCTGCTGATTCCTTTAACCTGATTCCTGATTCCCTTAACCCTGATCCTGATTCCTTGGATAACACCCAAGCCCCTTCCGCGACTTGCGAAGGTGACCAAGGGGCTGAGCAGGCAACTGTTCATCAGATGGCTAGTCGATACGCATTCGAAGGTTCTGTGGTTCGCCTGAATCACAAAGACTACCAGGCGTGGTTAGCCCTGTACCCGCTGATTGACCTGCAGTACGAACTGCAAAAGCTGGATATCGAATTCAGCCATGAAAAGCCGAAAAACTGGTTTATTACCGCCAGCCAAAAACTGAGCTACCAGAACAAGCAGGCGTCTTCACGGACGCCACGCAAGATTGCTAATGGGCGCCAGCCGGAAAACTTTGCAGCGAAGGACTACGGGCAGACTGAAATCCCATCATGGGCGAGGGACTGATCATGGAACTGGAAGAAAAAATCTCAACCATCGAGAAAATGCTCGAAGTCCTGAGCAATCCGCCTGAGCAGTTCCCTAATTGCGAA